ACGCGCACAACTATTGAAAGAGCTGCTCCCAGGCTTGAACGCATTGTTCGGTTTAGAGTATGCACGTTACGGCGAAGAGCACAAAGAGATCTACGAAACAGAGACCTCTGAGCGTTCATTCGAAGAAGAGACGAAACTGTCTGGTTTCTCTGCTGCACCTGTTAAGAACGAGGGCTCTGCCATCGCTTATGACAATGCACAAGAAGCATGGACTGCTCGTTACAACCACGAAACCATTGCTTTGGGCTTTAGCTTGACTGAAGAAGCTATTGAAGATAACTTGTATGACTCACTGTCTGCTCGTTACACCAAAGGTCTGGCTCGTGCTATGGCTTACACCAAGCAAGTTAAGGCTGCTGCTGTTTTAAACAACGGCTTTTCAGCCGGCGTTTATGCCGGTGGTGACGGTGTGGCTTTGTTTAGCACATCACACCCCTTGATCTCTGGTGGTGTAAACAGCAACACTCCATCTACCGCTGCTGATTTGAATGAAACATCGTTGGAAAACGCTGTTATTCAGATTGCTGGTTGGACAGATGAGCGTGGTTTGCTGATTGCTTCTAAGCCTAACAAATTGGTTGTTCCATCTGCATTACAGTTCACGGCAACTCGCTTGCTTGAGACTGAACTCCGCGTTAGCACTGCTGACAACGACGTCAATGCATTGAAAAACAACGGTTCAATCCCCGGTGGTTATTGCATTAACCACTTCTTGACCGATACCAATGCTTGGTTCTTGACTACAGATGTACCTAACGGTATGAAGCATTTCATTCGTACACCGCTGTCTAACAGCATGGACGGTGATTTTGATACCGGTAACGTGCGTTATAAATCACGCGAGCGCTATTCTTTTGGCTTCTCAGACCCTCTGGGTATGTTTGGCTCACCAGGCGCTTAATATTTTTTAGGAAATATTTGGAAGGGGGCCTTGCGCCCCCTTTTCTTTTGTTGTATATTGAACCCATTCCGGGCTTATCCGGTGCATTAGACAGTCCCGGCTGACGACATACAGACTGATGCACTTAACTTGTATGTAAGGAAAAATCATGGCACGTACTACGTTCTCCGGCCCAGTCGTATCTCAAAACGGCTTTATTACCGACCACACCCCCGGATCCGCTAATGCAATTAACGCAACAGCTACAGCCACCGCAGCACAAGTTGCTACTGGCTACATCACTTCTACTTCAGCCGCCGCTACAACCATCACTTTGCCTACAGGCACTTTGTTGGGAGCCGCTTTAAACGCTACTCAAGGTACTGTGTTGGATTTGTTTATTGACAACACCGCTGGTGCAAGCACAGTAACAATTGCCGTTGCTACAAACGGTATCTTGTCTACAGCAGCCGCTGACACTGCCGGTAGTTTTGGTGATTTGACTATTGCTGCTGGTGCAACAGGTTTGGCCCGTTTCACTATCATGTTCTCAAGTGCAACAGCGTACGTGTTCACACGCACTGCTTAATTAGGAGCATCAAATCATGATGCAAACAGACGTTAAATCAGGAGCCGCCGCCGCAGGTGCGACCACTACAATTTTTGATGGCCCTGCCCGTATTAAAGGTTTGACTATTAGCTACCCATCAGGCGGAACGGTTGTTCTTAATGATGGCACAGGCGGAACTGCTAGGTTTTCCTTTACTGCGCCAGCCGCAGCTGGATCAATCTATGTTGCGATTCCCGGAGAAGGTATTAGGTGCAATACAAACATTTCAGCAGTTTGCGCCGCATCTACCACCGCAGTGGTGTTCTATGGCTAAGTCCCCAGCATGGCAGAGGAAAGAAGGCAAGAACCCCGAGGGCGGCTTGAACGCCAAGGGGCGAGCCTCTGCGAAAGCGCAAGGCATGAACTTGAAACGTCCCCAGCCAGAAGGCGGCTCCCGGCGAGACTCTTTCTGTGCGAGGATGAGTGGAATGAAGAAGAAGTTGACAAGCGCGAAGACGGCAAACGATCCGGATTCACGGATCAATAAAGCTCTAAGAGCATGGAATTGTTAACATGAGCGACAACCACGACAACGTAAAGAACACGCTAGATTTCATAGCGATCTTTTCTACGTTTGGTTCTTTTCTAGAATTGTTTAATCCGCTGTTCGCCCTGATTGGTGCGATAGTCGGTATTATGCGTATTTACGAAATGTCTACCGGCAAAGATTTCCACGCTCTTTTTAAGAGAAAGAAAGACGATGCCGTCGACCAGTAAGAAACAACACAATTTCATGGCTGCGGTGGCTAACAACCCATCGTTTGCTAAGAAAGCAGGCGTCCCGCAGTCCGTGGGTAAAGAGTTCAACGCTGCCGATAAAGGCAAAACTTTTAAAAGAGGTGGTGATATGGCTTCAAGTATGGGTAAACCCGTGATGAAAAAAGGTATGAGCACTGCTAAAGACGGCATGAAGCGCGCTACGCCTATGGCTGATACAGCTATGGGCATGAAAAAAGGCGGCATGCCTATGAAGATGAAAGATGGCAAAAAAGTGCCAATTTTCATGGCTAAAGGTGGTGGCATTGAGTCTAAAGGCAAAACCAAAGGCAAAATTGTCAAGATGGCGTACGGCGGCAAAGCCTGCTAATTTAAGGAGTCTCAAATGAGTCCAGCAGAAAAACAAGCGCGGGAAGAGATGGCTGATCGCAAGATGCAAGACGCCACTGAGAAAGCATATACAAAGTCTATGACTACTACCGAATATGCTCCCGCAAAGAAAGATCCACGAGACGCTGTCCGTGGTCAGCGTGGTTACGCTAAAGGAGGTTCTGTTGGCTCAGCTTCCAAACGTGCTGATGGCATCGCCACAAAAGGCAAGACTCGCGGTATTATGATCACTATGTGCGGTAGTGGAATGACTAAAAGGAAATAATCATGAAAAAACGTTATCAAGATGGCGGTGAAATTGACGCGATGGAAGCGGCTAACAAATCTGAAGTTGCTCAAGATATTGCCGATTCTTTAAAGCGCGGTGCTCCCGGTACTTCTGAAACGGTACGAGCTACACCTAGAGCCATGCCTAAATCTGCCCCAAAAGCAGCTGTTAAAGAAACACCTAAAGAAGCGCCAAAAGCCGCTCCCAAAGCAGCTGAAGCCCCAGTTGACGAAACAAAGCTTTCTTTGTCTGATCGTTTTAAGTTGAGCCGTGAACGTGCTAGGTCTGGCAGTGGGGAAACGGACACACGCTCAGTTAACCAACGTATACGCGAAAAATTTGGGTTTAGTAAAGGTGGTTCTGTTGGCTCTGCGTCTAAGCGTGCTGATGGTATCGCCCAGCGAGGTAAAACTCGCGGCACTATGTGCTAAGGACTAAATCATGATGGCATCCCGTGGTATGGGCGACATGCGAGCTTCTAAAATGCCCAAAGGCGTGAAGAAAGCCCGTCGGGATGACACTGACTTTACTCAGTATAAAGAAGGCGGTAAAGTGAATGCCGCTGGCAATTACACAAAGCCTAGTCTTCGTAAGAAGATTGTGTCTCAGGTGAAGTCCGCAGCAACGCAGGGTACTGGCGCAGGTCAGTGGTCAGCACGTAAAGCTCAACTCGTTGCTAAGAAGTATAAAGCGGCGGGTGGGGGTTACCGAGATTGAAAGCGCCCCAGAAATCATTGAAGGACTGGGGCGACCAAAAGTGGAGAACCAAAAGTGGCAAACGCTCTTCTGACACGGGTGAAAGATACCTTCCAAGCGCTGCGATTAAAGCTCTCAGCCCTGCTGAGTACGCTGCGACAACGCGTGCGAAACGTGCTGGCAAAAAAGCCGGGAAACAATTCGTAGCGCAACCAAAAACAATCGCAAAGAAAACGGCGGGATTTAGATAATGGCCTCCACCTCAGGAACCACTGCATTTAACCTAGACTTCAACGATATCGTTGAGGAAGCGTATGAGCGGGCGGGTCTTGAGGTTCGTACTGGCTATGAGTTTCGTACCGCACGCCGGTCCTTCAACATGCTTACGATTGAATGGGCTAATCGCGGCATCAATCTATGGACTATTGAGCAAGGCCAATTCGTGATGAATACAGGGCAAGGCGTCTATGCGTTGCCAAGTGACACGATTGATTTGCTGGATCAAGTGATCCGTACACAGGCAACTACGCCTAACCAGATTGATATCAACATCAGCCGTATCTCTGAGTCAACGTATTCAACCCTGCCAAACAAGCTATCTCAAGGTCGTCCCATCCAGATGTGGACTAACCGCCAGTCGAATCAAAGCTATTTGTCTGCTGCAACAGTAGCGGCAACGGTAGCGGCAACGGATACGACTATTACACTGAGCACAACTAATGGTTTACCCGCAACAGGATTTATCACAATTGATTCAGAAACAATCTACTACGCTAACGTCAGCGGCAATCAATTACTTAATTGTTATCGTGGTCAGTACAATGGCAGCGTTACTACAACTGCCGCTAGTCATGCAATTAGCGCAACCGTAACAGTTAATAATCTCACATCTGTTAATGTGTGGCCTACTCCTAACGCCCCTGGCGATCAGTATGTGTTTGTCTACTGGCGCATGCGCCGCATGCAAGACGCTGGCAATGGCGTCAATATTCAAGATATCCCATTCCGTTTGATCCCCTGTATGGTGGCTGGCTTGGCGTACTATGTTGGTTCTAAACGCAACGACATATCTCCTGACAGAATTGGTATGCTTAAAGCCGTATACGAAGAGCAGTGGATGCTTGCATCGCAAGAAGACAGGGAGAAAGCCCCTGATCGGTACGTTCCACGGCAGTCGTTCTATAGGTGATGTATGCCCAGTAGATACGCTTCCGGTAAATATGCAATTGCTCAGTGTGATCGCTGTGATGAGTCGTTTATGCTGAAAGATTTAAAAAAAGAAGTTATTAAAACTCGTTTATTTAATTTAAAAGTGTGTCCTGAATGTTGGGACCCTGATCAACCTCAGTTACAGTTGGGTATGTACCCAGTGGATGACCCACAAGCTGTACGGGAGCCGCGTCCTGATGTAAGCTATACACAAGCTGGAACTAACGGATTGCAGATCTTGTTAACTAATAGCACTACTGTTAACGGGTTTGGGTATCCAACTCAGGGTAGTAGAAATATTCAGTGGGGCTGGAACCCTGTTGGTGGAGCAAGTAGTTTTGATTCGGTTTTAACGCCAAACTACTTGGTTTTATACGCGGAAGTTGGTACAGTAACCATATCAACAATTTAGGAGCTTAATATGGACAAGAAAGATTTGGCGCAAGACAAGAAGATGATGGCTGGAGCCGTGCATAAGCACGAGAAGAAGTTGCATCCTGGTCAGCCTATGACAAAATTTGCCAAGGGTGGCAAGACTAATGCTCAGATGAAAACTCTGGGTCGTGGTTTGGCTAAAGTAGCTAACCAGAAGAAATCATCTTTTACCTACAAAAAAGGCGGTTGATAATGGCAACTTTTAGCAAAAAAATGATGGGTAAAGAAGTTGGCAGTGCCGAAGTCTATGCTCAGCCACATACCATGGACGGCAGTAAAGTTGAGCTTGGTAATGGCTATAGCGGCTCTAAACCTACTCGCGCAGACGCCGTAAAAATGTCTGTCGGTAACATTAACCGTGATGGTTATAACCCAGACGTAAAGACAACTGGTATCAAAATTCGTGGTACTGGCGCGGCTACCAAAGGCGTGATGGCTAGGGGTCCGATGGCATGAACTACGTGCAGCTCAGCGACGCTATTAAGGCGTATACGGAAAATACCGAAGCGGATTTTATCGCTGAGATACCTGTGTTCGTTCAACAAGCTGAGCAGCGTATTTATAACTCGGTGCAGTTCCCGTCTTTGCGGCGTAACGTCACGGGTATAGCATCCATTGCAAACAAGTACTTGGCATGCCCCTCAGATTTCTTAGCCGTGTATTCAATGGCTGTAATTGATGCGACCGGCAACTACGAGTACTTGCTAAACAAGGACGTGAACTTTATCCGCCAAGCGTATCCAAATCCAAATACCTTGGCAATTCCAAAGTACTACGCACTGTTTGGCCCTTCGTATTTTAACTCCGATGAGTTAACGTTTATCTTAGGCCCCACACCTGACGCGCAGTACACTATTGAGCTACATTACTTTTTTTATCCCGAGTCAATTTCAACAGCGACCAATACATGGCTTGGCGACAATTTTGACTCTGTACTGTTGTATGGTTCACTGGTTGAAGCGTACACCTACATGAAGGGTGAGCAAGACATGATGCAGCTGTACAACCAGAAATATATGGAAGCGCTTGCGCTGGCTAAACGTTTGGGCGATGGTATGGAGCGTCAAGACGCTTATCGTTCTGGTCAGTACCGACAGGCAGTGACTTAATATGGCAGTGCAACAAACTACGACCACAAGTTTTAAAGTTGAGCTGCTTCAAGCGGTTCATAACTTTGGCCCAACATCGCCTAATACATTTAAAATTGCGTTATACACAGCAGCGGCTAATATTGGCCCCTCTACAACTGTATATACAACAAGCAATGAGGTAGTTGGTACAGGGTATACAGCTGGAGGTAACACGTTGGTTATCTCTACAAGCCCGACTTCAGACAGCAATGCGTCTGGCACTACCACTGCCTATGTCAGCTTTTCCAATACTTCTTGGACAAGCGCGTCTTTTACGGCCCGTGGTGCGTTGATCTATAACGCTACACAAAGCAATAAGTCCGTAGCAGTTCTGGACTTTGGTTCAGATAAAGTTGTTAGCAATAACACCTTTCAAGTAGTTTTCCCAACAGCCAATGCCGCCAGTGCAATTGTGCGTATTAATTAAACAGGAGCTTTCATGTCTACTTTTGATATCAGCCACGCCGAAGACAAATTCGTCAGCGCCGTAAGCAGTACAAACAAATCCGATACCTGCGTCAAAGCGGGCGGTGTGTTTACCGTTCAGTGTCGTGACAAAGACGGCCTTCTGAAGTGGGAAGCCAGCAAACACAACCTCGTGGTCAACGTCGGCCTCAAAGACATGAACGACAAGTACTTCACCGGCAGCGCCTATACGGCTGCTTGGTACATTGGTATATACGGCTCGGGTGCTACAAATACTCCCGCTGCGGGCGACACAATGTCTTCTCACGCTGGATGGACTGAGGTTGTGGCTTACAGCCAAGCAACTCGCCCAGTGGCTACTTTTGCAGCGGCATCTACTGCCGACCCGTCTGTTATTACAAACTCAGCATCTCCTGCGGTGTACAGCATTAACGGCACCACTACGGTTGGTGGTGCGTTCTTAACCACTAGCAATACCAAGAGCGGTACAACGGGCACATTGTTCTCTGCAGCAGATTTTGCTGCTCCCGGTGATCGCTCGGTGGTGTCTGGTGATACTCTGACCGTTACATATTCATTCAGCCTCGATGCTGCGTAAGGAGCCGACATGGCAACCGCATTTAAAAAAGGTGATGTAGTCAAAGTAAATCAAACCGTGCCGCAAGGCCCGGTACTTTCGCTACGTATGGATGACGAAGGTCAGGTGTTTTACTTGATCGAGTGGGTAGACAGTAACGGCGGCACGCAACAGCGTTGGTTTGCAGAAAATGACTTAATCGGAGTTTAATATGGCGCTTGTTCTTGCTGATCGTGTTCGGGAAACTTCCACAACTACCGGCACTGGATCAGTGGTGCTGGCGGGGGCGTACCCGAGCTTTCAAACTTTCTTGGCAGCCATTGGCAATGGCAATTCCACGTATTACGCAATTTCTAACTTGTCATTGGGCGAGTGGGAAGTTGGTATTGGTACGTACACATCAAGTGGCAATACGCTTAGTCGGACCACAGTGTTATCCTCCAGTAACTCAGGCAGTCTGGTTAACTTTTCCGCAGGCTCCAAAGACGTTATCTGTACTCAGCCATCACAGCGTGCGGTGTACTTGGACACAACCACAAACACTACAGTCCCCGGAATTACAATTTCCGGTCTAACAGCATCTACAGCTTTGGCGCTTGACGCCAGCAAACAAATAGTTAGCGTGACCAACACGGGCACAGGCAATAATGTTCTTGCCACTTCCCCCACTTTAATAACTCCTATTCTTGGTACACCTTCTAGCGCAACTTTGACAAACGCTACTGGTCTTCCTATTTCTACTGGTGTTTCAGGTTTAGGTACTGGTATTGCTACTGCTTTAGCTGTTAATACAGGATCAACGGGCGCGCCTGTTCTGTTTAACGGAGCACTTGGTACACCTTCTAGCGGTACTGTAACTAACTTGACCGGCACGGCTTCTATCAACATCAACGGCACTGTTGGCGCAACAACAGCAAACACAGGCGCATTCACTTCAGTTACAGCAACATCAGTTACAAACAGTGGACTGACCAGCACAAGGATTACTTTTGCGGGTGCATCTGGTCTGTTGTCTGACTCGGCTAATTTAACTTGGAGTGGTACGGTTTTAGGTACGACTGGGTTTACAGCTTCCTCTGATTCAAGCTTCACATCGACCGGTGCTTTAACAATCAGTAAGGGCACGACTGGACAGCGTCCAACTGCCGTAAGCGGTATGCTTCGGTTTAACACCACTAGCACCGAGTTTGAAGGCTACAACGGTACAACATGGGCTTCTGTGGGTGGCGCGGCACTGAGCAACGACACAACGACTGCATCAAACATTTATCCTTTGTCTGCGGCGGCTACGTCTGGCACGGCATCGACCCTGTACACATCGAACGCCAAGTTCTTGTACAAGCCTTCTACTGGTGAATTACAGGCTTCAGAGATTGTTGCAACAAATGGCCTGCTTGTGAATGCAACTACAGTGAGCGCAAGTTACACCATTGGCTCTGGCTACAACGCATTCTCTGTCGGCCCGATCACTGTTGCTTCAGGGCAGTCTGTAACCATTTCCAGTGGTCAACGCTGGCTCGTTCAATAAGGATAGAAAATGCCATCAACTATTAACGCATCAAGCACAGGCTCTGGGGGGCTAATCTCCACTGGTGATGCCTCTGGTGTACTGCAACTTCAGTCAAATGGTACGACAGCATTGACAGCCACTGGCGCTAACTTATCGACCACAGGCTCAATCAGCTCCTTAAATACCTTTGGGTTTGAGAACCGCATCATTAACGGCGCAATGATGATTGACCAGAGGAATGCGGGGGCTAGTGTAAATACCAACGGGGCATATCCTGTTGACCGGTTTAATCAATTAATGTCTGGCGGCGGTGTTTTGACATCGCAACAATCTTCTACAGCGCCAACTGATTTCATCAATAGCATCTTTACAACGGTCAGTACTGCTGATGCATCAATTGCCGCTGGTGACTATTATTTGTTGCGTCATGCAATTGAGGGGTTAAATGTTGCTGATTTGAATTGGGGTGCAACAGCCGCCGCCGCTGGGAAAACTGCGGCTTCAGTAACTTTGTCGTTTAAGGTTCGTTCAAGTGTTACAGGCACATTTTCTGGTGCATTAGAAAATTCTGCCGAAGATAGAAGTTACCCATTTACATACTCAATTGCATCAGCAAACACTTGGACAAACATTAGCATAACAATTGCTGGTGATACAAGTGGTACTTGGTTAACTACTAATGGCGTTGGAATCTACATAAATTTTGACCTTGGCACTGGTTCAACAAGGCTTAACACTGCAAACGCTTGGGTTGGCGCACAATCTTTTGGAGCAACAGGTTCTGTTCAATTGATTTCTACAGTCAATGCTACCTTTTACATCACAGGCGTACAGCTAGAGAAAGGCACTCAAGCCACATCATTTGACTATCGTTCTATTGGTACTGAGACGGCTTTGTGTCAGAGGTATTTTTATAAGACATACAACCAAAGCGCCGCACTTGGGGCCGCTGATTCTCTTGATGGCGTAGTTGGTAGGTATATTGATGCAACACAGTCGTACGCTTCTCTTGATTGTCGTTTCCCTGTAACTATGAGGGCCACCCCAACTGTAACTTTATATGCTCCGACAAACGGACAGACTGGCGTTATTCAAACCGATGGCCCCAACTACCGCACAGCTGTTGTTTCTCCTTCAGGACAACAAGGCGCATGGGCATATATAAACAATGTATCCATTGCGACAAGCACATCGACTCGCGTGCATTTTGTTGCGTCAGCAGAGCTATAAGGAGTTTCCATGTATCAAACTGTAAAAACACCGAGTGGTGAATTGGCAAGCACTGTAAAGCGGCTTACTGACAACGCTTTTATCCCGCTTTCACCTGACAACACCGACTACCAACAATATCTCAAATGGCTGTCAGAGGGCAACACGCCCACACCAGCAGATGAAGGAGCATAAATATGGCATACGGCACGATTAACGCTGAACAGCTAACCACGCAGTCTGGCTACACGCTAGGCGCTGGTAATGCTTCGTCCTTTAAGAACCGAATCATCAATGGGGCTATGGTTTTAAATCAACGTAGTGCTAGTGATACTGTGACTGCGCCCGCTAGTTCTTCATATGTTTCGTTAGACCGATGGAGAACAGAGTGTGTTGGTGGAGGTTTCTTTTCAATTCAGAGGTCTACAACCGCCCCCACTGGATTTACAAACAGCGCACTTATAACCATTACAACGGCAGATGGTGCAATTGGTGCGACTGACTATTATGACTTTCAACAACTTGTTGAAGGCTTTAATGTTGCTGATTTTGGTTGGGGAACTGCTAACGCTCAAAGCGTCACTGTTTCTTTTTGGGTAAGAAGTAGCGTTACTGGAACATTTGCTGGATCTTTTACGAATAGCGCAGGCAACCGATCATACGTATTTACTTACAGCATTTCTGCGGCAAACACATTTGAATATAAAACTGTAACCATTGCGGGTGATACATCAGGAACATGGCTTACGGACAATGGCAGGGGTTTATGTCTTAGTTTTGATCTTGGAAATGGAAGTAGTTACCAAGCTACTGCTGGTTCTTGGGTTGCTCAATATGCAGTTGGTACATCAAGTTCGGTTAAATTAATTTCAACAATTAATGCAAATTGGTACATCACAGGTGTCCAACTAGAAGTAGGAACTGTAGCCACATCATTTGACTATCGTTCTTATGGTACTGAGTTGGCTTTGTGTCAGAGGTATTTTGCAAAAACTTATGACACAGCAACTGTCCCCGGAACGGCTACAGCGGCAGGGGCAATTTCTACAAATGTAAACGCAACGTGGACTTACGCGCCATCTGGAACTTGGTGTTTTCCTGTTGCTATGAGAGCGCAACCAACAGTCGTACTTTATTCAACACAAAATGCCAACACAACTGGTGTTAGTACGGCTGATACTACAGACGGTGCGGCAACAACTATCTCTCTTGGATTATCAGCCGTTACAATTAGACGAAATAATAATTCAGGAGGAGTTAGTTCGGGGGCTGATATAAAGTCGCAAGCAACAGCAAGTGCGGAGTTATAA